CCCTCGACGAAGCACTTTTCGAAATAAACTTCATTGATCGTGAATACAATTTCTTTAACTTTGGTAAGATCTTTTCTTACAAAATGGAATGTAGCATGTTCAAGGTCACCGGAGAGGATTTCGATTCCGGTTTCGATGTTGTCGATGGTGTGACATCTGCCGCCATGAGTCAACTATTCCTTGCGAATCTTGGAACTGGAGAAGGCACATTTACAGAGGGCGAAGTTTCTTATCTTTACACTAGTACGGGATCAACTGGTGCTACGATGAATGTCATCAACTGGAACTCCGCAGCCACCGAGGCGACACTTCAAATGGTCGAAGGCTCTATCTCTGATGCCACAAGATTGTTGGGTGACTCTTCTGGAGCAACCTTCGCAATCACTTCGATTGGTTTGACTCAAGAATTCTTTGCCAAAGATCCTATTCAAAACAATACCGACTTTGGCTTTGGCTCCGCATCTTTCTTGGACTTCACGGATACAGATCCGTTCTCGGAGGGTGATCTCTAATGTTTGGCTCAACTTTTTATCATGAGTCTATTCGTAAAGTCGTTGTGGCTTTCGGTTCTTTGTTTGATGAAATTTCTGTGCAAAGAAGAGACTCAAATGGTAATACGGTGAAAAAAATTCTTGTGCCGATTTCATACGCGGCAAAAGAAAAATTTATTCGCATGTTGAATGAGTTTCCGATTTTGAAAGATCAAGGCACTCACTTGGCTCAGGTCTTGCCAAGAATGGGTTTCAGCATTACATCAATCAATTATGATGGTGTAAGAAAAAGAAACACACTGCAAAAAAGATACAAAGTAGCATCATCCACTGGGATTCATGAGCATCAATTTTCTGAGGTTCCTTACAATATTGGATTCCAGTTGGTGGTTGCTGCAAGAACGATGGACGATGCTTTGCAAATCGTTGAGCAGATTCTTCCATTCTTTACGCCAGAGTTTACGATGTCAATCAATTACTCTGACTTCAATACAAGAGTTGATCTGCCAATCACCCTCTCAAGTGTAAACCCAGAGATTAGTTACGAGGGTGATTTATCAGAGCAACGTAATATTATTTTTACACTTGACTTTACCGCTCAAACTTATGTGTTTGCTCCAACGAAAACTTCCAAATACATCACATCGACAGATATCTCAATTTTCAATTCTCACTTTTTGCAGGATGGCTCGATCACCGGACCAACGGCGGCAGCGGCGAGAATCTTTACATCTGTTACTGGTGCGTCTGGAATCAACACCTTACCACCCGATGCGGGCATAACTCAAAATATATTCGAATATGACGCAGGACTAAGTGTAACGGGAGGAACTTATAGTGTCTGATGAAAATCCCCTTGAAAATGCCCTGAATATTGAGCCGCGTGAAACGACACCTGAAGTGTCGGATACCGACAAGGCACAGATTCAGCGTCGAGAACCTGTTCAAATTGATCTTTCAAAATTTCCAGAACGTAAAAAGATGGATCAGCGAAAAGACTACGGCGAAGTCCGCGAAAACATTAAAGAAGTCATTGACTACAGTAAAGAAGCCATCGACGGTATTCTAAAAGTTGCGTCCGAAAGTGATAGTCCGAGAGCGTATGAAGTCGTGAGTCAACTTTTGAAAACTGCCACAGAGGCAAACAAGGATCTCCTTGATATTCATAAACAAATGAAAACTCTTGAGGCTGAAGAGGGTGCAAAAAATGTAACAAACAATGCATTTTTTGTTGGCTCGACAAAAGAACTTCAAGAGTTGGTGAGAAAGCAGTTGCCGCAAAGTAAAGTAAAAAAAGTAAAGAACAATGACAAAGAAACTTGATGATAAATCTTATCTTGGTAATGCAAACATCAAGGCTGCCGGTGTAGAAACCGAATACACAAAAGAACAGATCGAAGAATACGCCAAGTGTGCTTCTGATCCGATGTATTTTATTGAAAACTTTATCAAAATTGTTTCACTTGATGACGGACTTGTTCAGTTTCAGCCATACGATTTTCAAAAAAATATTTTGAACTCTGTTCATGAGGATCGCTTTGTGATCTGCAAGATGCCAAGACAGTCTGGAAAATCCACAACTGTTATTTCTTATCTTTTGCACTATGTTCTTTTCAATCCACAAGTAAATGTTGCAATTTTGGCAAACAAACTTTCAACGGCACGGGAACTTCTTGCTCGTCTGAAGTTGGCTTATGAGCATCTTCCCAAGTGGCTTCAGCAAGGTGTTGTAGAATGGAACAAAGGTTCGATTGTTTTGGAAAATGGATCAAAGATTCTTGCGTCCTCCACATCATCGTCAGCCGTTCGGGGTGGTTCATTTAACTTAATTTTTATGGACGAATTTGCGTTTGTTCCAGAAAACGTGGCAGACGAATTCTTCAACTCTGTATATCCCACGATCTCGGCGGGGCAAACAACAAAGGTTTTGATCGTTAGCACTCCCAAAGGTTTGAATATGTTTTATAAACTTTGGAAGGATGCCGAAGAGGGTAGTAATTCATATACTCCAATCGAGGTTCACTGGTCTGACGTTCCGGGTCGGGATGAAAAATGGAAAAAAGAAACAATCAGGAACACCTCTCCTGCACAATTCAGAGTCGAATTCGAATGTGAATTTCTTGGCTCTGTAAACACTCTCATAGCCCCTTCAAAGTTGAAGGCAATGCACTACCACAAACCGATGCAAGAGCGTGAGGACGGCTTGAAGGTCTACTATGAGCCTGTTGAGGGACACCAGTATTTCATGGGTGTTGATGTCTCCCGTGGGCAAGATTTAGATTATCATGCGGTCACGATTATTGATATTTCCGACGAAACATACAAGGTTGTTGCACAATTTAGAAACAATGAACTGTCGCCGTATCTTTTTCCAAACTTAATTTACAGAATGGCAACACACTACAACAATGCATACATTTTGACAGAAATTAATGATCTTGGTCAAGAGATTACAGATATTTTGCATAATGAGTTTGAATACGACAATCTTTTGGTTACGTCCGTGCGTGGTCGAAAGGGACAAATCATGGATGGTGGTTTTGGTGGCTTTCAGACTCAGCAGGGTGTGAGAATGAGTCCAAAGGTAAAACGTGTGGGATGCACAATGCTCAAAGAACTCATCGAGCAGGATAAACTTATGATTGAAGATTATGACATTATTGCAGAACTTTCTTCATTCATTTCGAAAAAAGGATCTTTTGAGGCAGAGACAGGTCACCACGATGATTTGGTCATGACACTCGTTCTTTTTGCGTGGGCTTCAAACCAGCAATATTTCAAAGATATGACAGACCTAAATATTCGTGAACAACTCTATAAAAAGAAAATAGAGCAAATGGAAGAAGACCTCATGCCCTTTGGTTTTATGGATACGGGACAAGAGGATCAAATAGTGGACACTGACGGAACAGTATGGCAAATAGAAGATAACGACAAGTTTTCTTTGTAATCCGTCAAAATGCTAGATAAAAAGATCAGTAAGGAGAATCATCTATGGCATTCCAAGTCAGCCCCGGCGTTCAAGTCCGTGAAATCGATCTTTCAACAATTATTCCCGCTGTTTCGACAACCAATACTGGTTTCGCAGGTTTCTTTCAATGGGGACCGCTTGAGCAAAGAGTGACCGTAAGTAGCATCAATGATCTGAACGAAGTTTTTCAGGGTCCAAACGATGACAACTTTAATCACTGGTTCACCGCAGCAAACTTTCTTGGTTACGGCAACAACCTTCAAGTCGTTCGTGTCGTAAACCAATCAACATCTTTCAACGCTATCGCAGATCCGGGTGGTAAGATCACCAGTGATTTGCTGCTTAAGAATGAAGAGGATTATGAAAGTAAAGCCGAATCAACTTTGGCTTCTAAAGGATTCTTTGCCGGTAGATTCCCCGGCGTTCTTGGTAACTCAATTCAGGTAGCCCAGTCTGATCAAACTAAATTCCGTCTTGTGGACTTTGGTAAAGCACCGACCGCAGATGCATCAAGAACTTCAGCAGTTTTTGATACTGTTGACTTGGTTACCTCTGAGTTTGCTTTCGTTGTCGATTCTGATACTAAAACCATTGAGGCAAGCAGTGGCGGAACGGGCGACCTTCTAACTGTTGGTGCGTTTGGATCAACTCCGATCACCGGATTTACACAATCAAATATGTTTGGGTTAACCATTCACTCAATCACCGGACCAAGCGATGGAACTGGTATTACTGCGATCAACGTGGCTGGTGATCAAACTGGTCAAGTTGTGATTAATGGTGTCACCGGAAACATGGCGTTTGGTGATCATACTGGTCACTTCTTTAGAATTAATATTGATGGTGGAACTTTTGCAATCGCAAAAACAAGTCATCCCGCTGTGACGGGAACTCACTATGATGGAACGACGGTTACCACATTCTTCTTTGATGATCTTAAAGCACTTGGTATCACGATTTCAGGTGCAACTGATAAGGCTGCTGGTGGTGCGTCCTTTGACTTTATCTCGAAAATGAGCGTTGGCACTACACTACCAAGTCAGTCAGGAACCAACAATGGATTTATCACTTGGAAGTATGCAGAAAACTTTGATGATGAATTGCCTAATACCTCATTCGGTGCAGCGTTCAACGGTGCAACCAATGACCTTGTTCACACGATTGTCGTTGACGAGGATGGTAAGTGGACTGGAACTAAGGGAAACATTCTTGAAAGGTTCTCCTCACGATCCAAGGCTCCAAATGCTAAGGATGAGCAAGGCAGAAGTCTGTTCTACAAAGATACCATCAATGAAAATTCAGAATATATTTTCTGGCTTAAGCACACTGATGGTTCAACCTTTGGAACTGGGTCTGGAACCGCGTGGGGAACCACCGCTGACTCTGGCAGAACTTATGAATTGATGAAGAAAAACTTCTACGGAAGTTTGATCGGTGGCACTGAATTTGCCCCCGCTGCTGGTGACTTCTTCACCAACGGTTACGATCAATTCGAAGACTCTGAAACAGTCGATATCTCTGTGATCCTTGGTGGTCCCTCAGAGAGTGCCACTGCCAAGAGTATTGTTTCGATGGTTGATGCAAGAAAAGATGCCGTTGCATTCCTTTCCCCTGCCAGAGACACCGTTCTCTCATCCACCGATTCGCCGAAGGCTGGTAGAGTCGCCGCTGCAAACATCGTTGCATATCGCAAGGGTGTAAACGCAACCCCAACGGGTGGTGATACTGACTATAGCACTAACAACTTGAATGTTTCTTCATCTTATGTCGTGCTTGACTCTGGCTTCAAATACATGTTTGACAGATTCAATGATGTTTTCCGATATGTGCCATTGAATGGTGACATCGCAGGCATCGCTGTGCGTTCTGATGTTGAAACTGAAACTTGGTTCTCTCCTGCTGGCTTCAACAGAGGTCAACTTAGAGATGTGATCAAACTGCCATTCAACCCAAAGCAGGCTGAAAGAGATAATCTTTACTCTAACGGAATCAACCCTGTTGTTTCCTTCCCCGGTCAAGGCACAGTATTGTTTGGTGATAAGACTCTGACGAGCAGACCGAGTGCATTCGATAGAATCAATGTTCGTAGATTGTTCATTGTTCTTGAGAAAGCA